TCGCTATACGACGAGACTACGGGCAAGCTGCGTGACGAAGTGGCCGAGATCATTCGCAAGAATGATGCGCTGCGGGAACAGCAGCTGATCCAGTCGGAGCTGGGTCAGGTGCTTGCCCCCATCCTCGACCAGAATCTTGAGATCGCAATGAAGCAGGACGTCTATAACGAGCTGGAAAGGTTGCGCCAGGCTGATCTTATCAACGAGGAAACATACCAGCGCGCTCTCGCTGGCCTCTATGTCAAATATAATCAGGAACGGCTAAACGCCGCGTCCGATTTCTTCGGGGCGCTCGCCAGCGTGACGAAGCAAGGCACCGGGGTGATCGGTGCGATTGGCAAGGCAGCCGCCATCGCTCAGGCAACCATTGACGGTTACGTTGCCGTCCAGAAGGCGCTCGCATCGCTTCCGCCACCGTTCAACTTCGTGGCCGCGGCCGCGGTGGCTATCAAAACGGGCGTCCAGGTCGCCGGCATCGCGTCAACCAATGTGGGCAGCTTTGCTACGGGTGGGCAGTTCATGGTCGGCGGGCGCGGCGGGGTCGACCAGAACAACATCAATATGAATGTGAGCCGCGGTGAGAGAGTCACCATCGAGACGCCGCAGCAGCAACGGGCAAACGACAACCAGGCCGCCCCGCAGCCGCAGCAGGGGAATGTCCGGATTATCAACCAGCTCGACCCACAAGTTGCGCTGGACGCCCTTGACACAGCGGCGGGCGAGCGTCTTATTGTCAACATCATTGAGCGCAATCCGCAGGCGATGCAACGAATCTTGGGATCCCGATAATGGCACACACCGCAGGAACGGCAACCGATTACCTCGATCTGCTCGACAAGCTGCGCTTGTATCTTGTCGCTCAGGGCTGGACCCAACTCAACTTCACGGGCGGGGACACACTTCACATTCGGGGCGACGGGGCAGGGGCCGGGCGAGAGGTGTATCTTGAGATCCGGGCCGTCGCTGATGCCCCCTCCGGCTATTACGCTTGGAGGGCGAAGGGGGCGACCGCTTATGTGTCCGGCGCGGCTGAGGGGCTGCAACCTGGGTCGTTCTCGACAACGGACGCCTACTTTAACCTGTCCAACGGCACAATCGATTATTGGTTCTTCGTCAATGATCGAAGGGTGATCGTTGTGGCCAAGATTGGAAGCGTTTATGTTTCCGCGCATTACGGGTTCTTCCTGCCCTTCGCTACGCCCGAGCAATATCCGTTCCCCCTTTATGTGGCCGGCAATTACGGGCTTCTGGAAACTCCAAATGAAGCCAATTCCGCAAATAGATTCTTTATCGACCCCGGCGGTAGTTTGACCACCAGGCGGAGCGCGTATATGCGTGACCCGTCGGGACTGTGGCAATCAGTTGTAAACCAAGTTTACAGTGGCGCAAACGACAGTAGTTTGCAGACTGGGCAGGGGCCGTCTTGTTTTGTCTACCCGGCGCAAATGGGCGAGGTCGGGACATCGGCTTCCTACCTTGGATGGACAATCGGTGCCAGCATTAATGGGGCTGCGGGAGGCGGATCGCAGGATTCGTTTGTGCCAACGGCTCAGAATGAGCACGCTCTTTGGCCGGTCTCGCTTCATAGCAGGGCGGGGCCGCCCTATGGTTCACTGGACGGCGTTTACATGATCTTTGGCACTGGGCTCAGTTCTGAGCAGCTTATCACGATTGGTTCCCGTGAGTTCATGGTCTTCCAGAATATCGGGCGGTCGTCAAGCAACGACTTTATGGCAGTGGAGCGCATCTGATGGCATACGAAACCGGCAGCGCGACCAACGCCAACGATCTACTGGACAAGCTGGGCATCTTTGCCCTTGCTAACGGCTGGACAATTCAACGCAACACGGCAGGGCTTTTGTTTCTGTCAAAGGGGATTTGCGCCGTTTCCATCCAGACACAAAACTTTAACTACAACGACTGGGAAACAGGCAGCAGCGTTAGCACGCCCTCATCCCGGTGGAACATGGCGCTCAACGTGAGCAACGACGGCACCCGGACAACTTTTTGGGGCCATCCTGGGTCACTCGTCACAACTAGCGCAGATACTGATCGCGTTGTTACCAACGACCTTTACGGTCCCTTCACCGAGTATCATTTCTTTGAGGGGACCGATGGGGGAGCCGGCTACATTCATATCGTCGCGCGCACTGCGGCGGAGAGGTGGCGTTGCTGGGGGTTTGGGCACCTTAATAAAGGGGCCTACAGCCACACCGGTGCGGCGTATTTGGTTGGCTGCGATGGCTTTTACTATCGCAACCAGTCAGCCTTCAACATAGCGACTTGGTATTCCATTATCTCAGCTGCGCCGTATCCTTTCGCCCGCAACTCGTCGGAAACCTTGGTCGGGTCAGGGCAGCCAACGGCTCTTTATGTTCCGGACGGCTCGCCTGTTGGATGGGGGCAATGGGCCTCAGCGAGCGCGCCCGGGGGCGTTCTGAGCTTGATAAACGGACGGCAAAAACCAATCCTCGGAAGCTCAGGGGATGAATCTTATCCCTCCAGTGCGGCTTCAAATACTATCCAGCGTCTGCTGAACCCTTTGTATTTTGGCCTCGAATCCCAGTGGGGTGGCAACCGAATGCTTTTTACGCTTCCTTTTGTGATGACCAACGCCAGCGCCGGGAGGCTTTGTCACATCGGCCAATACCCGGACGTTCGCGCCGTTAACCTGGAGGGGCTGCAAATCCCGCAAAGCCTATTCTACTCGACCGACGAGTGGGTGTGTTTCCCTGTCGGGAGGCGGACTCCGTGGGGGCTCCAGTCTGAGATCGGCTTTCAATACTCGTCCGGACAATTCGGGCTGGCTTTCCGGAAGAACGCATGAGCTCCTTTGCCGCTGTTCCGATCATCGCGGCGGCGCGGGCGTCGCTGCTCTCGGTCGACTGGGAACAGACGTTGCCGGGCGAGGCGGTTCTGCTTCCAACCGAGATGGGCGGCACGCGGGCAGGCTCGTCCGTTGTGGCCATTCGCCCGTTCCCCACACGGGGCGGCAACCTTGCGGGGGCGTATCTGTTCGACTATTACTATCGGATTTATGTTGTTCCTGCGGTCCTGACTGCCAATAACCCGCAGTTCGGCATTCCGATCCCGTTTGCTATCTGGAACGCATACCCGCAGCCCACGACCAACACGATCACCGGGATCACCGCGCTTGACGCCGACGGCCTGGTTCTTTCGGCCGAGGTCGGAGACGTGTTTGCAGCCGTTGAGTATCGGGCCGTGACCATCACGGTCACACCGGACGCCCCTCCGGCCGTGGATGCTAACTTCATCTTCACGTTTACCGAGGGCGCAGGCCCGTTCCGGTTCATCGCGGCAATCGCTAATGTCCTCGGCCTTGCGATAGAAGAAGGACTCCCCATCGAGTATGAGTGGCTGACCGACGTCTTGCGGGCCTACGATGGCACGGAGAGCAGGGTCGCCCTTCGCGCTCGTCCCCGGCGGACGTTTAAGCCCCGCATCCTGATCCAGAACGACGCTGAGCGCAAGCAGCTCTACGACACGGTCTATAAGGGCGTTGCCGGCCTGCTGGTTTTGCCAGCTGTCCAGCACCAGTCACCGCTGCGGGCGGACACGATCATTGGAGACACCGCCATTGTCTGCAACACGAAGCAGGCCGACCTTCGCGTTGGCGAGTTTTGCATAATCAGGACACGGGCAGGGGAGTCTTTCCTCTTTAAGGTGTTGGCCGTAGACCCGACCTTTGCGACCATCGATTCCGGGCACGCCGTAGCGATCCCGAGGCGCGGGGCTGTTGTCACGAGCGCGATCTCCTGCCGAGTTCGCAACGGTGCCGGGGTCAGGATGAATGCCATTGCCGGCTCTCTTGCCATCGACCTGTCCGCCTTCGACACAAGGGCGCAGCTCACGCACCCCGCGTCCGTCGCGGCCCTCACACTCTACAATGACGTCCCTGTCCTTGAGCGGCGACCGCTCGACAGCGAGGCCCCGGAGCTCTTTGACGCCGGGCTGTCCATTATTGACAACGAGACAGGCAAGCCTGCCCAGTTCACGGCATGGGATCAGAAGTATTTCAGCGGTGAGCGTCAATACCAGATCAATACGCTCTTCGAGCAGACGGACATCGACTATTGGTTTACGTTTCTTGATTACTGCCGCGGTAGGCAGCGCAGCTTCTACACCAGCACGTTCCGGAACGACCTAGTGCAGGCGCCCCTTGGCGTGTGGACAGGTGCACAACTGGAAGTCGTCGGTCTCGATTATAATGCGCTTTACGCTAGCAGTCCGACCTACCAGAACATCGAGCTGGTGACAAGCGAAGGCACCTTCTACCTGACCGTTGACAGCGCCGAAGCGTTGGGCGACAATACGCTGCTGACTTTCCTTGACGGGGCACCCGTGGATCCCTTGCTGACCACCATCGAAAGGATCAGCTACCTGCCCCGCGTCCGCCTCCTGGAGGACACGGTTACTATCACATACGAGAACACACGGGCACTCGTCAACATCGGTTTGAGGGCAGTCAGGCAATGAGCACATTCAACGACCTCGAAGAAAGTGTCCAGGAATCGCTTCCGGTCGAGTGCTATCGCTTCACCGGCTCGTTTAAGAATTATTACTACACTTCGAGCGAGAAGGCGGTGATGATTGGAGCGGACGTATACCAGCCCGTTGCCGTCTCGCGCTCGCGTATCAAGGCGGGAACACATGAGGACGATTCCTTGCAGCTCGACCTGGAGATCCCCTTCGATGTTCCAGTCGTAAAGGACTACGCCTTCGCCCAGACCCCGCCCAAGCTTTACCTCGAAGTGTTCCGCCAGCAAGGAGGCGACCCCACTATTTTCTCGCCGTTCTGGCAGGGGGAGGTCAGGGGGTTTTCCGTCAATGATCGGACGGCCAGCATTCGCGTGCCTTCCATATTCAGCAACGCCCTACAAGGCGAGATTCCGAATGTTTACTACCAGGCCCCTTGCAATCATGTGCTTTATGATGATCGCTGCGGAATCTCCCGCGCTGCCCACACGGTAAGCACCATTATTCTTTCCGTGACAGACGGGGTCAACGTGGTGACGACCACCGCGCCTGCGGCCGACGGCGTGCTGGTCGCAGGCGAGCTCGTCAACACGAGGAACGGGGAGCGCCGCATGATTCTGGCCAACATCGGCAACAACATCAGCCTCGGCTACCCTTTCGTTGATCTGCGCCCCGGCGACACGGTCGACCTAATAAAGGGGTGCGACCACAGCCTTCCGACTTGTAAAGCCAAGTTTAACAATGTTATCAACTTTGGGGGCTTCCATTACATCCCCGCAGAAAACCCCTTTGACGGATCGGCGGCCTGATATGCCTTGGTTCCTTGTTGCCATCTTTGCTGTTAGCTTCATCGCTACGATCCTCCTGGCCCCCAAGCCAAGGGTCGAGAACGCCCGGGCTTCGTCGCTCGATGACCTTCGCTTTCCGCGCGCCAGTGAGGGAGCGGTAATTCCGCTGGTGCTGGGCCGCGGCCTGATCCGAGGCCCTAACACGCTCTGGGTTGGCGACTTCGCGGCTGTTCCCATCAAGAAGAAGCAGAAAACAGGTCTGTTCTCGTCAAAGACGGTCGTCATCGGCTACACCTATTTCATCGGTCTTGATATGGGCCTCTGCCTCGGCCCGGTAACCCTTCATTCGATCCGAGCCGACAAGGACACGCTCTGGACAGGGACTGCGACGACCGACGGCGCGCTGGTCAGCATCAACCTCCCGAACCTTTACGGCGGTAGGGAAAAGGGCGGCGGCATTGTGGCCACCTGCCGGTTCTACACGGGCTCCCTCACCCAAGGGGTCAACGCCTATCTGGAGGGGCAGATCGGGGCCGGGGACGTCCCCGCCTATCGCGGAACAGCGCGTCTGGTGATCGAGAAGGGCAACATCGGGGAGGCCAACAACCTGCGCCCATGGTGGTTTGAAGTCAGCCAATACACAAACACCCTCGGCCTTCCGGGCGGTCGGGAGCGTATCGGGGACGACGTAAACCCCATGGAGGCGCTCTACGTTGCCTTTACCCTTGAGTTCGGCGGCTTGGACGTTCCCGCCGACCTGCTCGATGTCCCCAGCATGATCGCTGCGGGGGAAGTCCTCTTTAACGAGGGCAACGGGATTTCTCTCATCATCTCGACCCCGAATAGCGGCAAGGACATCGCCAACGAAGTGCTGCGGCAGGTGGACGGGATCATGTATCAAGATCCCCTGACCGGCAAGATGGTGATGAAGCTGATCCGGCCGGACTATGTTGTCGATGACCTCCCCGTCCTTGACGAATCCAACATTCTGGTCGTCCGCCAATTCACCTCGAAGTCATGGGAGGACACGATCAACCAGGTGCGTGCCACCTACACAAACAGGGACAAGGGCTACGAGCAGGGCGTCTCTATGGTTCAGGACATGGCCAACATCAACGCCCAAGGCCGCATCCGCTCCATGACCCAGTCTTACCCGGGCGTGAGCAGCGGGGCGTTGGCGACGGCGTTGGCCACACGGGACATGGCGCAGGCCTCGGTCCCCCTCATGGGCGTGTCCCTTGAAACCAACCGCCGAGCGGCCCAACTTCGCCCCGGTGACCCTTTTGTCTGGGCGTGGGACGCCTTTGGCATTGAGCGTGTCGTTATGAGGGTCAAGTCCTTTGACCTTGGGGCGCTCAACAATAACCGGATTTCGCTGGAATGCACTCAGGACGAGTTCGCAGTGAACCAGACGGTATTTGCTGCCCCGAGCGGTGACGGGTCAAGCGTGGCCTTGCCCGACGATCCCGCGACCGCAGCCACAACGCGCCTGCTTCACGAAGCTCCTTACTTTATCGCGGCGGCTGCGGGCCTGGCTGTGCCGTCGGGCTTCGGACTCGTGCTTGTTGGCGCGGTGCCTCCTGCCGCCTCCGTTGACTTTGACGCCTGGACGTCTTTGGATACCGTTACCTATACCGTAGCGACCGAAGGACTCACCTACACACCCACCGGGCTCCTCAAGACGACGATTGCGGCCAACAGCAATTTGACCGCCGGGGTGATCGCTTCGCTTGTTGTGCAGATCACGACCGACGAGCTAACTTCCGTTTCCGACATTTCCAGTGGGGCGGGAATGTTCCTAGTCAATGGCGAGCTTTTCGCACACTTGGGTGTGACGGATAACGGGGACGGGACCTACACCCTCGCCGACGTCCGGCGCGCCCTGCTTGATACCCCGGCGCAGGCCCACTCCATTGATGACCGTATCTGGTTTCTGAGCGGCGACAACGTGGTGGAAGACCCTGTCCCGTCGGGCGCGGCCATTCGGGTCAAACTCACACCGCGGACGTTTCGTGATGTTTTAGACGTTGCCATCGCCCCGTTCGATTCCTTGGCCCTTACCAGCAGAGCGCAGCAGCCGCTGGTGCCAGGCCTTGTCCGCTTCGATGCTGGCGCGGCTTTTGCCCCTCCCCCTGCGCCAGACGGGCCTAAGGTGATTACTTGGGCCAATCGCTCACGCCTCGCCGGCGTCGTGTTGTCAATCGTGGACGCAACCTCGGTAAACGAGGCAGGACAAGAAACGATTATCCGCCACCGGGTCAACGGGGGTTCATGGGTTGAGACAGTCGCAGCGCCCGGGGTCACAACTGCGACGATCACCCCGACCGCAATCCCCGGCGATACCGTTGACTGGGAGCTTTACAGTCGGCGGGACGGCCTTTTGAGCCGGACGAAGATCGCCGGCGCCGCGGGCGGCACAAGCATGGTCATCATCTAGGGGCCTTCACATCACCCCAGTTGTCCCCAATCTCGTAGTCGGCCTTGACAGGGACGCGAAGCTTCATGCAGGTTTCCATTACATGCCGCATGGCGCGGAACGCTTCGTCCTTGCCGCCCGGGTCTGAGAAGTCGAGCTCGTCATGGACGGTGAGGCGGGGAACGCCTGTCTCAGCGAAGATACCATCCTGGTAGCATTGAAGCATGGCCTTCTTCATCTGATCGGCCGCGCTGCCTTGCAGCCTGCGGTTCAGCGCCTTGTGGGTATAGGCCCTCTTGACATTACCGAAGTAGCGACTGTGTGCCTGCTCATACGGGAGGGCCGGCTTACGCTCGCCCCGCCCTGTCCTTTCGTCTGGTTCCCACAGTTCGAAGCGTGATTTCCGACCGAGGATGGTGGTGATCGTTCCGAAGCGCGCGGCTTCCGCAGAGCAGGCATTCATGGTCGCCCGAGCGTATGGCGCGCCCTTGTGGTAGGCCGCAAACATCTCCTTCCCTAGCTTCAACGAGACACCGAGGTCTTGTGCTAGCTTGGGTTCGCCCATGCCGTAGATTAGGCCGAAGTTGATCGTCTTGGTGTGTCCCCGTGGCAGGTCGAGCCCGGTCATCTCCTTGACGAGCTTTTGCGTGATCTTGTGGTAGTCGATGTCCGGGTCGTTCTCGTAGAAGGCGCGCAGCCTGTTAGCGGACCCGTCGCCCGTGTCAACGGCGAAGTGGGCGAGGAATCGATACTCGATCTGCGAGTAATCATATTTCCTCCAGGCCACATGCCCCTCATCATAGGTGAAGATCCGGCGGATCATCTTGCCGAGCTCGGTCCTCACCGGGATGTTTTGCAGGTTCGGGGTGTCGGACGACAAACGGCCCGACCTGGTCCCGCCCTCGTCGCCGCGCAGCTGGTTGAATGTGCCGTGAACCTTTCCGTTGACCTGGTTGTCCAGGATGTAGGATTTAATGAATGTCCCGCGGATCTTTTCGCGCTGGCGGATATCAACAATGAGCTGAGCAACAGGGTCTTTGACCGACGAGAGGAACGCAGCGGTGAAGGTCGGGTTCCCCTTCGGCGACCGTTCCGTTGGCGCGGTCCTCATGTAGGGAATCTGCATTGCGTCAAAAGCGCGGGCCAGGTCATCGCCGGAATTGACGTTGACACGGAATCCAACAGCCTGCCGAAGATTCTCTTCAAGGGCAAGCACTTCCTTGCCGAGCGTGTCATATAATTCTTCCGCCCTTGGGACATCGACCGTGACCCCGGCGAACCTCATCTCCATGAATAGCGGAATGAGCTGGCATTCCATGTGGAAGACATCGAGCAGGTTTTCCTTGGCGAGCTGTTCCCACTGGTGCCCTATGATCCGGAGGGGCAGGGCGGCGTCCTGTTCCGCATAGGGGCCGACAAGGGACGGCGGGGCGCGCCAGATGTTCTTGCGCTGGCGATCATTCGCTTGCCCGCCGAAGGCATCGGAGCACCATTGGTATAGCTCGTTGCCCTGCTTGCCCTCCCTCAGATATTTGAGGCCGAGAACGTCAAGCGCGACCTTTGCGCGCTCGTCCAGGAGCGCCTCAGCAAATTGGACATCATACAGAGGCCCAGCAACGGGAATGCCTTCATGCGCTAACCAGCCCAAGTCATAGGGAAGGTTGGCCCCGATCTTCGGCTGATCGGCGCGGCTCAGCGTGTGCTTCAACCAGGCGAGAGCGTTGTCCGGGTCGAGATTGTCCTCTGGGGTATCGGCGTGCCGGATCGGAAAATACCATTGACCGACGTTCCCGTGCTTGTCCTTTGCCCCCACAGAGAAGCCGACAACGTGACCGCGGCCTCTCGCCCAGCCCGGCCCTGAGCTCAGCAGCTCGGGATCGCGTGTCTCGGTATCGATGGACAGGGCGATGGCGGACGACAGATCCGGAAAATAGGACGGGGCGCGCCACCCCGTCTCAGGCACCGGGGGGCGGGGCCGATCCTGCTCGCTTCGTTTGCGGGACGTCGGCATGTCCTGCCAGAACATCCCGATAGCGTCAAACCGCGTCATTGATCCGCATTCCCACAATGGCCCCGCGCAACTGATCGCCGAAGAATAAGCACGGCGAGGGCCACATGGCAAAGTCAATTTCTAGCGCAACGTCGGCGAGCTTTGCCATCTGGCCTAAGAAGTGGCACCCGACCCCCTCAAGCCCCGGCAGCTCGTAGCTCGCCCCCTCACCCTCGTGCTCGCTGGTTGCCAACAGCCCGCCGCGCAGATGCAGGCGGTTGTCTTTCTCGGTGAAGGCGTCCAGGCGCTGGACGGCATCGAAGAACCCGGCAGGGATTGGTTTGGCATTGTGCGGGCGATTGAGCACGCGGCCGAGGTCAGGCCATTCGGTCGAGAACAACTGTGTCTTGAGCCACGCCCCTGTCTCGAAGTGAAAGGTGACGGAATTGGCTTCGATCTGCGCCGCCATCGGTTCCTCGCCGATGCGAAGAAGCTCTTTTACAGCCTCGGCTGGAATGCACATCCGGGCGGGGAAGTAGAACGGCATCCAATGCTCGACCAGGACAATGTTGTTGGTCGCATAGGCCGACTGCCCGTCAAGAAGGATTCCCATCGCCCACGGGCGGGACGCATCGATGCCCATGAAGGGTGACAGCCTACGCAGCACGGGGAGAATCTCGCCCCCCAGCTCGACACGATCACCGGCAGGGGCGACAACGGGGACGGAGGCGTCGTTGGGGTGGCAGTCAACGTAGGCGCGGAACGGGCCGGCCTTGATTGACAGCTTGCCGGCTGTGGTCACGTTGAGAACGACCTCCTTACCGTCCGGGATGCGCTCAATCGCCTTGACGAAGGGCACTGCCTTCGGGCAGGCCAAGACGTCCAGGTCGGTCGGGGTCGATATGCCGAGCCGTCCGTTGAAGCCGTAGATTCGCCCGTCGGCGATCCGGAAGTGGGTCAGGGCGGGAACGTAATCCTTGCGGGCGACCGCCCCTTGGACAAACTTGAGGTCGTTTAACATCAAAAGAGGCCTTCCGTCTCGGGGATGAAGCTATCGCCCTCAAACTGTTTATGGCGGGAATAATACGGGAAGGCAAAGGCATTGAACGCCCAGCGCGAATAGTAGAGCTCCCGTAGGCGATCCGGGTCCGCGCCCGTCGCTCGGATCGAGGCCTCTATTGCCGCGGTCTCCACGGGGGTCACGCTGTCCATGTGCTGTCCCCTGATCTTGCGGCGGCTCGACTTGTTGGAGACATCGACCTGGCCGACCTGGCCGGGGACAAGGATCATGCCGTTTGCCGCCCATTGAACCCATGTTGACGAATCCACGGAATACCATGGGTAGCGCATCATCAGGGGCAACGAAGTCAAGCCGAAGCCATGCACCTTGACGATGGGACGCCCCTGCTCGTCGGTGAGGTGATCGGCCCAGAGGCGATCCAGCCACAGCTTGAGTTGCGTTGTCGAGATTGGAACCATGCCGCCAATCGTGATATAGGAGTAATGCTTCAGGTAATACTCAAGCACCTCTATGGGCTCGCCGTAGTGATAGCAGGGGAGGGGGCGCACCCCGCGATCTTCCATTGCCCGCTGGTTATTGTAGGTGCCCACATGATCGCCGATGGCATCGAGCACGGACGCAAGGGGCTGACCGTCCACATGCTCGATGATATCCAGGTTCCTCTTGATATACTCGCAGTAACCCGGCAGGTCGACTTCGACCCCCATGCTGAATGCCGAGAACGCCCCGGAATCGAGGAACACCTTGACGCCCTCTTTCCGGATCTTGTTGACGGTCCGCTCCCGATGAATGTAGTGGTAGGATTCGAGGAACCAGCGGACGTCCTGCCGCATTTCCTTTTCCCGGTCGTCCAGGCGTGAGTAAACGCGCCCGCCGAGGTCGAAGTTGGAGGTGTAGAGACCGGCCAGATAAAGCTTCATGGATTCACTCCCCGTGATACTGCCAGAGGACCGCGTTGCACAGCGCATGGACAGCGCCAATCGTCAAGTCGGTCCTGTGGCAGTGATGCAGGTGGATAGGCGAGCGCAGGAAGTCGGCGGGGAAGGAGCGCCAACTGATCGGAAGCGCCGCAACCGCCGGTGGCGGGGGTGCGGCGAGGGCATGCTTGCAGTAGTAGCACATGCCTCCCTGAGCCGTCACATACGCCTCCCGCGCCGCCCGACGTGAGCCGCTGGACGCCCTGCTGTAGCGAAGTGGGAGCGTCGGTGGCGTGTGGTCAACGGCCTTGAGCGCAGCTCGTGTCTTGGCGGGGATCTTTACCATTCGTCCCCGCAGTTAGCCTTGGCTTCGTTCCAACGGTTCATCGCAGCCTGCCGATGCAGCTTGCAGCCGTTTGGCCCCGTGACGGTCGCCGCAGCGTCGCCAAACTGGGCCGCCGTAACCGTGGGATCATCCTCATGGATCATCTGCGCCGCGCAGCGCAGGCTGTTGGCAAGCGTCTCCCCGCCGTTGAAGCGGGCGATCTCGGTGCTGATCTCAGCGGCGATTGATTGAATGTCCATGCCCCCTTGTCCGATATTTCGGGCAGGGGGGCAAGCGACAAAAGAGATCACCAT